CTTCCAATGTCATAACACAAGAGGAATATAATGCAGCTCAGCTAGTACTGGAGAATGAATATACAGCAAAGCTTAAGGAAGTAGAGACTGCTAGAACTAAATTAGTAACTGATGAGAATAAGAAGAGATTTGATGCTCAGATAGCTTCAGTAGAGAAAGGAATAGAGATAGCACAAGGAGCTCTCAATAGTTTATCAGCCATTAATGACCTGGTCAATCAGACTCAGGAGAATAGAATCGCAGAAGCACAAGCACAAGCTGATGAACAGAAATCTATCTATGACAAACAGCAAGCAGATGAGCTTTCCAATACTGCACTAACTGAAGAGCAGAGAAAAGCTATCACTGACAAATATAATAGACTAAGATATCAAGCTGATCTCAAAGCATTCCAGGAAGAGGATAAGTTAAAGAAACAACAGTTCGAAAGAGATAAGGCCTTCAAGATAGCACAGATAGCAATAGATACAGCGAGTGCCATAGTGAAGTCAGTATCAGCATCTCCTACTACTTTCGGACTTCCATTCTCAGCTTTCGCACTAGCTACAGGAGTAGCTCAGGCAGCAGCAGTAGCAAGCACTCAGTATAAAAGTGGGACTCCTCCATCACTGGGAGGAGGTGGAGGTACTGCTGGATCATTAACTGGAGCTGGAGCTAGTAGCTTCACAGCAGCTAATACCAATACTCAGCAAACTAATCTCCAGGATGTGCTAGGACAGGGAGGTAATAATCAAGGAACTATCTCTAAGGTATATGTACTGGAGAGTGATATCACAGATACTCAGAACAAAGTAGCTATTCAGGAGCAGCTGTCAACTTATTAAGAAAGTTCATTCCTGTTTTAACTTTGAAACCATCTCCAATAGAGAAGCAGCCGAAGTCATTTAGGAATCTTTCTGCCATGTTTATCTTTGGATCATTCAGTTTTAAGTTAGTTCCTGGAGTAGATGGAAGAGCATATACATTCCAGTACAGAGACTTTATGAAGTGGTTATGATTCTTCCATTCAATACTCTTGAACAGCTCTATTAACATCTCAGAATTAATCAGCATAGGCTGATGACACTCATAGTTATTAATAGGGAATTCATTGAACTCTAAAAAGCCTAGAGTATTTTGTGAAGCTTGCTGATAGTGGGGAGCATGAGAGCTGTTCACTTGCAGTGATCCATTGAAGATAGATCTTCCAGGATTAAAGTTTTGATTTATGAAGAAATCATCATTCATGTAGATGAAATCTCCTCCAATCTCCTGAGCGAAAGTGAGTATCTTATCTGTCACGTCACAGCCTCTATGAGCTAATGTTTTTTTATGCTTGATGCAATCGGCCTCAGTGACTCTATCTCCTACTGTCCAGATTTCAGCTTTAGGATCTGCTAGCAGTACTGACTTAATAGAGAGCTTGATATCTAGATCATGGTTAGCTCTGATATAGGGATAGACGTAAACCATTAGAACAAATATACATATATTATGTATGATTAAGAATCTTCCAATATACGAGATATCTATAGATCTCAATAATCCAGAGACTACAGTCTCAATGAATTCAATGGTTTTAGATCCAGCTCATGAGCTAAGCTTCCAGCTGTTTAATAATCAGAAGAGATTCCATTTCAATAAGGTGGAGAATGTGATCACTGGAGTAGCAATATCAGCAGATACTCCCATCTACAGATATGATGATAGAAGCAGAGAGGAATATTATGTAGTGTTCACTAAGCAAGCTATCAAGGATATCATATTTGATTATGCCAGGAGAGGGAACTTCAATAATATGAATCTAGATCATTCTTCCAGGAAGATAGTAGAGGATGCTTATATGATTCACAGCTACCAGATAGATGAGGAGAAAGGATTCACAGCTCCAGAGAGATTCAAGGATGCCAATGATGGAAGCTGGATAGTAAGCTACAAAGTATCTGATGAGATCTTCGCTAAGGCAGAGGCTGGAGAATGGACTGGCTTCTCAGTAGAGGGAGTATTCCAGCTAGAAGAAACAGATCTAAGCATAGAAGATAAGATGTGGAGTGCGATCTCCTTAGAGCTGAGTAAAATTAAGGACAGTTTAAAATTCTTCAATGACTATCCAGAAGCTGTCAGTAATAATGCTAAGAGAGGGATAGAACTCAATGAGAATAATGGGAATAAATGTGCTACTCAGGTAGGCAAAGTAAGAGCTCAGCAGTTAGCACAGAAAGAGGATATATCAGTAGAGACTATCAAGAGAATGTACAGCTATCTTTCCAGAGCTGAGGAGTACTATGATGAGAATAATACTACAGCTTGTGGGACTATCTCCTATCTTCTGTGGGGTGGACTTGCTGGAAAGAGATGGGCAGAGAGTAAACTCAAAGAACTAGGAGAGCTAGAGGCTTCCAGTGAGAGCTTCGCTAAGGTAAGAGTGAGCTTTGATTATGATGATACACTAACAACTCCCAAAGGCCAGCAGATGGCATCCAGATATATAGCAGCTGGAGATAATGTCTTCATAATTACTGCTAGACAGCAAACAAATGGAGCTCCAGTCTATGAGATGGCAAAGAGACTAGGCATCCCTAGAGAGAATGTATACTTCACTGGAGGAAGAGATAAGTGGCAAACTGTAAAACGTCTCAGAATAGACAAGCATATAGATAATAATGCAGAGCAGATAGAGCTTATCAGAGAGAATACAGAAGCTGAAGGAATCAAATTTTAGAACACAATAGCATATTAATTAAAATCAATACAAATGACTGAAAAATTTAATGAAGTACTTAAGCAAATAGCTTCCATTAAGGATCTATTCTCTGCTAAGGCTGAAGCATTTGGAGAGGCAGTGCTAAGAGATGGCACTGTAGTAGCTTATGATGGAGATCTTTCTGTAGGATCTAAGTTGTATGTAGTACAGGATGGAGAGCAGATACAAGCTCCTGAGGGAACTCATGCACTAGGAGGAGACATGGAAGGCGTATCTGTAGTAGTAGATGCTGAAGGCTTGATAGTAGAGCTTATAGATGAAAGAGAAGGAGGTGATGTAGTACAGACTGATTCTGATTTCGAAGCAGTGAGCTCTGAAGAGCTTCCAGCAGTATTAGAAGCAGTGACTGAAATCATAGCTTCTGAGCTAGGCCTAGAGATGGACAGAGCTTATGATGTAGCTAGTGCTGTAGTAACTAAGATCAATGAAACAACTTCAGCTGAAGAGATGGAAGATTCTAAAGATGATTCAGAACTATTCGCTAAGCTTGATGCACTATCTGAAATAATCGGAAATTTTGGAGAGATGTTCAAGGCTGTAGCATTAGAAAATGAAATCATGAAGAATGAGATATCTGCTTTAAAAGGAGAATTCGATACCTTCAAAGCTGCTCCATCTAATGATACTAAAGAAGCTGAGAAATTCGCACGGGTTACGGGTGCCCTGACTTCCCGACAAATATTTTTAAAAAATCAAATGAAATAATAAAATGAGCTTAAAGAAATTTATCTCCCAAAAATTTGACTATGATGTAGCTGGATTAGGCGCATATGTAGACGAGCAAAGAGAAGACCTTATAGTACGTTCAGTTACTGAGGCTAAAACATTAGGATATATCACTATCCAGGAAGGGATCAAAGGATCTGAGGAATTGAAGTTAATGGATGATTCAATCATCTATCAAGCTGGTGACTGTGAAATGACTCCAGATGGAGATACAGTATTCACAGATAGAGCTATCGCAGTAGAGACTTTAGGATACATGAAGAGATTCTGTCAAAAGGATCTAGCTGGATTCTGGACTCAATTAGCTTTGAGACCTGGAGCAATGGCAGAAGATCAGTCTCTTCCTTTCGAAGCGCAGATTACTGACTACCTTTTGAAGCTTCATGCAATCGAATTAGACAAGTTAATCTGGCAAGGTAACAAAGCTACTGGATCTGGCAACCTTCAATGGATGAATGGATACCGTCAATTCTTAACTGTAGCTAATGGATGTGTAGACTTGAATACTTCAGCTACTGCTTCTATCAACTCTGGGAATGCTTTTGATGTATTCTATGAGTGTTTCATTAATACTCCAGCTAACATAGCTGAGCAAGGAGATTTCATCTGCTTCACAGGCCGTGAAAACTTCAATTACTTATTGAAAGATCTAGTAGATCAAAACTTCTATCACTATTCTCCTGAGACTATCGCTAACATGGATGAGTGTTTAGTACCAGGAACTAACATGAGAGTAGTTAAAGTACCAGGATTAAATGGACTTGATAACATCTACACAGGAAGAGCTTCACATTTCTACTTTGGAACTGACTTGTCTTCTGATTTCGAGAACTATGAATTGTGGTATTCTCAAGATGATGATGTGATCTATATCAGATCTAAATTCAGAGCTGGGGTACAGGTGCCTTTCCTAGATCAGATCGGAGTATGGAATGGAACTGGATCTCCTAACTAAGAAATAATCACAGGAGAGGTAGAAATATCTCTCCTATTTTATAACATTAAAACAGAATTTCGATGAGCTGTAATATGACCACAGGATACAATGACAGAACCTGTACCAACGGAAAGGGAGGTATAAAATCTGTTTTGTTATTTCCTTTAGGGAATGCTACTGGAGTGACTATCTCTAATAATGAGATCACTGCTATCACTGTATCAGGTGAAGTATTCTACTATAAATTAAAATCTAATCTATCAAGCTATACTGCTCCAGTTCAAGTTAACAAAGACAACGGAACTTTGTGGTATAATCAAAGCTTGAGCATGATATTAGCTTCTGATACTAAAGAATTAAGATCAGAAATCCATTTGCTAGCACAGAATGAAGTAATTTGTTTTGTAGAGAAAGCTAATGGTACATGGGTAGCTTTAGGCCTTGAGGAAGGTTTACAAGTTGCTGATGCAAATGAGTACACTTCAGGAGTGCTTAAGTCTGACCGTCAAGGTCACGTTATAGTACTTAATGGAATGGAAAACAATGAAGTGCCAGATGTGGCTGATGGCCTTATCACTACTTTGTTAGCTCAACAATCTCCAGCAGTTTAATTCTGCCTGTCATAATGGAAAAGGGAGGGAAGTTATCCCTTCCTTTTTTTTTTGTAAATTAGAGCCATGAAGATAAAAAAAGAACTAATAGGAAGCAAAGTAAAAGGAGGAATCCTCAGCAAGTGGTACACTATTGAGGAAGGAAGAGAGAATGAATATCTCTCAGCTGGCCTGTATAACATCTTTGAAATAGAAAAACCAGTATTAATTAAGACAGATGCTAAGGATAGAAAGAAATCAAGCAAGCACATTAATAGTGACAGTATCGGAACTGACCACAATAGCATCTCCTAACTATCTCTTTCAGTTTATTGAGGAGCAAAGTGGGGATGAAGTATTCTGTATTTTGACTAATATCAGTACTGGGATACCTAGATATGATGAATTTATAGTAACTGATGGAGTAGATGTTACCTTTCCTTATAATGGCTTTTATACCTACAAGATCTATCAGCAAACTTCCAGCGTAAATCTAGATCCAGATTTATCTCAGGGACTTGTGGAGGAAGGAAGAGCTCATGTATATGAGATAGATTCTCCTTCAAACGAATACAATACACTACCAACATCTTATATATATGAATAAGAAAATGATTTCAGTATCCATGTCTAAGCAATATGTTAAGCCTATTGAACAAAAGGATAAGCAGAGAGGCTTCATGAAGTGGGGACTTAAGAATGACTATCCTTTTTTTCTAATAGAGCTCCTTTATGGATCAGCCTGGCATCAAGGAATTTTAAAAAATAAGACTTACTATATCTCTGGAGGAGGTTTAGAAGTTGTATCTGGAGATGCTACTAAGTTCTTAGCTAATGTATTCAGTGATTTCGATATGAATGAGATAGTACAGAGGCTAACTTTTGACTTTGAGCTCTTTGGTGGAATGTGCATTAAAGGTACCTGGAATAGAGAAGGATCTGCTGTGGCAAAATGGGAGTACATTCCTGTAGATATGGGAAGGCTTTCTGAGGATGAGAGAACTTTATTCTTATCTGATGACTGGAGTGCCATGCGACAGACTCCAGAAGATACCAATTTCAGACAGCTCACAGCTCTTGATGAGAGAAATCCAGAAGGATCATTCTTCATCTACTACAAAGAGCCAGCTAAACAGGCCAGAGATGAGAAAGGAATCTATCCAAAGCCTCCATATATGGGAGGAATCACAGCTATTCAGACTGATGTAGATATCTCTAAATTTCATATGTATGAGATACAGAATGGATTCAAGGCTGGGACTTTAATAAACCTAGCTAGTGGAGAGCCAGAGACAGCAGAGGAAGAGAGAAGAATAAAAGAACAGATCAAAGGCAGAACTCAATCAGTAGAGGATGCTGGAGAGATAATTATCACTTTCTCCAATGGCACTCAGGATGCTCCTTCAGTTTTGAGCTTAACTGGGAATGATCTAGATGAGAGATATGCAATGACTGAGAAGTCAGTACAGCAGAATATTCTAGTAGCTCACTCAGTAGTAGCTCCATCACTCTTTGGAATAGCTCCTACAGGATCATTCAATGCAGCAGAGACAGCTGATCTCTTTGAGATCTATAAAATGACTTATGTTAACTCTAGACAGAAGCAGATAGAATGGCTAATTAATTACATGGCTAAGCTCTCAGGGGCTATAGCACAGCTTAAGCTGATAGATGTATCTCCAATAGCTGGAAGTGAAGCAGATGCAGTGACAGAAGTAGCTCCAACAGGAGAGATCTCAGCTAATGATACACAAGTAGATGTAGCTAAGAGTGCATTGAATGGAGCACAGATAGCTTCACTAGTGGAAGTAGTTGCTAACATTAAAGGAGGAATATTGACTCCAGATGCAGCTCTACAGATCATCATGGCTTCATTCCCTACAATAGATGAAGCACAGGCTAGAAAGATAGTAGGACTTCCTTCACAGATGCTATCAGCTTGCAGTAAGGATTATTCATTCAGTGTAGATGAGCTGCAGATCTTCTCAGAGTATGGAGCTGATGCTTCAGAGTATAGAATAATCAAGAGCACTCCAATAGAATGGGATACTCCTTCAGCTGAGGTCTTCTCAAATGAGAGCATGATCTTTGCAACTGTAGGAGAACTAGTAGTACAGCTGGCAGATCTGGATAAAAATATCCTAACTTTGCTGAAAGATGGACAGGATGGCCCAGCTATAGCAGAGGCTACTGGTAAAACTATCGGAGAAGTAGCTCAAGTAATAGACAAGCTTGTGACATTAGAGATATATAAGACTGGAGAGGTCACTTCATTAGGAGAGAATGTACTGGAGAATATAGAAGCTCCTATCTCACAGTATGAGGTTAGGTATTCTTATCTTACCAGAGTAGATGTTCCTCCAGTGAAAACTACTTCAAGACCTTTCTGTGAGAGGCTAATGGATCTCAATAGGCTATATTCTAGACAAGAGATAGAGCAGATCAGCTCCAGAGTAGATAGAGATGTATGGAGATATCGTGGAGGTTGGTATACGAATCCAGATACTGGAGTATCTACTCCTTTCTGTAGGCACATATGGAATCAGCAACTAGTAATTAAGAGATAATGAACTATTTAATATCAGTAGAAAACTTAAAGAAATTAGGATTAATCCATCCTAATACAGATACTAAGCTCCTTGCAGTGGCTATCAAGCGAACTCAGGACATGAGTATACAGCCAGCTACAGGAACTCCCTTGTATAAAGCTCTATTATTAAGGGTGCAGAATAATGACTGGACAGATCCGAACTATGTCACTCTAATGAATGACTATGTACTTCCTTGTTTAGTGGCCTATGTAGACTACAGATGTGCTGTGCTACTCAATGAGAAGCTAACTAATAAGGCAGTAGGCCGTGGCCAGGATGAATATCTCACAGCGAATACTGATGAGAATACCAATGTACTGAGAGATCATCTCAGAAAGGATGCACAATTCTATAAGCAGAGGCTGATAGGCTATCTCATGGATGATAATGGCCAGATGTTCCCTGAGTATATTGAGAGCACCAGTAACAGCTGCAATGAGAATGTAAAAAAAGACAGAACAGGATATACTCCTAATGGATGGATAGTATGAAGTTTAAGGTATCACAGAAACAACTTGATAAACTAAAGAAGTATTTAGATGGAAAAAACTCTAAACCAGCTCATGAGGGAGCTAGAAGAGATAGCAGTACAGCACAAGCAAATAAAAGGTAGTTTCTTCCAGGGA